TTTCCGGCAACCGTAGCTCCTCTACCAACTGCTTTTCCGGCAACCGTAGCTCCTCTACCAACTGCTTTTCCGGCAACCGTAGCTCCTCTACCAACTGCTTTTCCGGCAACCGTAGCTCCTCTAGCAACTGCTTTACCAACCTTTTTCGCAGCGTCTTTAATTTTTTGCAAATTTTTCATTATTAAGTATATAGAAAGAGCAATCATAACTTGGACCAAAAATGGTGGAAGAGTAACTGGCATTGTTGCGGGTGACATAAGAACTACAACCGCACTATAAAGCAGTTGTACATTTTCTTCAAGAAACGGTCCTACTGGAGCTGGAAATACCTTCATAAATATTTTTCTAAACCCCGGTATTAAAAAGATTAAACCAGCTGCCATTTTTTTAGGATTAAATCCACCTTTAGGCATTAAAGCAGCACCTACTACTTTTTTAGCTAACCCAGCTACAGCCATACTTACTACTTTTTTAGTTGCAGCTGTTTTAAATTTAGCTACTTGATCTGGATGTGCAGCTGCAAAAGATTTTACAGCATCTTTTTTTGTTATTGGTTGTCCTGTTTCTGGATCTATTAATATTTGTCCATCTGGGTCTTTTATAAATTCGTTAGGATTTTCTATACCTTTTGGAACAGAGGGTAATGGTTTTCCAACTGGCCAACGTGATTTTTTTAGACCTAATGTTTTACTAACAGGGATATTTTTGTTTAATAATTTATAAAAAGTTGCTCGTGGATCAGATATAGTTTTTGCAATATTTATTGCATTTCTCGTTTCAGATTTAAATACTTTTGGTTTAAATAAATTTACCTTTTTATTAATAGTTTTTGTGATGTTTATTACTTGATTGAATGCTTTTGGATTGAGGTTAGCTATTTTACTAATTGATTTTTTTGTTGCTTTGTTAATCACTTTAACCTTTTTTAATTTATTAAAAACTGCTTCTGCAACACTAGCTTGAGCTACACCTGGAACAAGCAAAGTTTTTATTTTAGGTTTTGTGACCTTTTTAACTGTTTTTAATATTGCGTTAGTTGTTTTTGGAGCAAGTTTTGTTATTTTAGCTGCAACATTTAGAGAACCAAGTATTTCTTTCTTAGGTATATTTGGAAATTTTTTAGATATTGTTTTTACAGCTTTGTCATCTAGTTTTGATTTAAAAATAGATTTTTTCTCAGTTTTTACTGTATTAATAGCAGAGTTATTGGCAAGTTTTGTTTGTTTATCTTGTGATTTTAATAATAATGCACGTAATTCTGGATCATCAACTTCATTTAATAAATTTTTAGCTACCTCTACTTCCTCAAGGTGAACAGCTGTTTTTGCTAAGGAAATATCACTTTGAGTATCTAACGGTAATTTTTTAATTGCGTCATTTTTACTTTTAGCTATTGTTATCTTTTTTGTTATCTTTTTTGGTTTAGAACTTACCAATTTATAAATAATTAACAAAATAATAAATAAAATTATTGCAAAAATAATATATTTATAGTTCATTTATTAAATCTTAAATATTTTATTTTGTCAAATAATTATATTTAATTTAAAAGAGAATAAGGCGAATAATAATTTTTTGGAGGAACTTGGCAATGAGGACCTTGTTGAGGTAAAGGTGTATTGTCCCATACCATCATACAATTTTGTCCAGGTACTTTGCATTGTTTAGAAAATCCTTGTTCATTACCAAATTCATTTATAAGAGGTTTTCCACCACTGTAAATAACACCTGGCTCTGAACCTGTACATGTATTAGGTGCACCAGGAGTTTGCATATTAAGAAATTGATTAGCGGTTGTATATAAAAATCGATTTGTAAGTTTATTTCCATTATCTTGGAGATATTGTCTGAGCTCGTGTCCAGTCATAACACCCTTTCCAGATGCATCATGAATAAGATAACTATAAAGATCACTGCTATTACGGTAATCTGTCATATAATACCCAGGTTGATTGTAACTTAAAAATTGATTCCCTTCGACCGTTGTCGGAACAAAGTTATAATTTTGAAGTGGATTCATTTTATATATAATGATATTAAACATTTTATTTTAAAAAAAATAACTAATAAAAAAATGTTTAAACTCATTTAAATTTAAATTTACTCTGTTTCATCGTCGGTGACCTCTACTTCTTCATATTCAGTGGGGTCAAATTTTTCATTTTCATTAATAATTTTCATTTCTGTCTGTGGTTTCATTGCATTTTTAATTACTTCATCAAGAACATTTACCTTTGGGGTTTTTTTTGGAATTTGTTTTGTAGTGTTTCGTGGTACCATGATAAAATCAGATAATTTTTTAAGCTGAAGTTCCATAATTTCTAGACGTTTTGCAAGTTCTTCATCTGGTACATTCTTTTTTAAAGTAAGTTCTTTTCTAACATTTTGAATTTCCTTAAGAGCAATTATACTAACTCCTACAGCTGCACCTGCGCACATCAGAGGAACCCATTTAGCTACTGTATTCATAACATTCCCAGTACTTTCAGGTAAAACGGAATCAGGCAATTTACAATGTTTGGGCATTTTAAAATCCATACTTCTTTTTGACATTTATATATAAATATAATAAAAATTATTTTTTTAAACGCTTTTTGATAAAATAAAAAGTATTAAAATGATAAAAATAATAAAAATTATGAAGTATACTATAAAATCTTCATATGATTTAAATTTAACTTTATTAGCTCGTTTAGATTGTTTTTTATTTAATATATAAAGTTGTAATTCTTTTGATACACTTTCATTATTTTTATATAACACATTTGTAATAAATTTAATACTATTAGTGCGTGTTATATTATTTTCTATAAGTATATCATATAAATTTGTAGAATTAAGATCTTCCTGGGAATTAACATAAATTATATTTTCGTTAATTATATTACGTTTTCCAAGTTTAATAACAGGAGCATCTGCTAATCTACGATTAATATTTTCAATATATAATGGATAATAATAATGTTCAAAGGAGTCAGAGTATATACATTGATTTTGTCCAGGGCTCGTGCTACTATTTTCACCTGCACCTGGACTTTTTGCAAATCTATTCATACACATACAAATATTACATATATCGAGTGATCCTTTTTTTCTACTACTGCTTAGTGGAGGAAGTCTTATAAATTTTATATTTCCTAAAGCATCAAACGCATTTGGAATTGGTACTATAATATTAACAAAGCTAGTAACAACATTTTTTCCTCCTCCACCACCCCCGTCTATAGTTGATTCAAATTGGTTTTTTACTACAACAAGACATTCATCAATTTGATTTTCACATTGATTAGCTTTTTTTATATCTTTACATATTTTTTCTACGTTTTTTGTATTTGTATACATAAAACTATTTTTTCCACATAATTCTTTATTTTTACATAAAAATTTAGAATCTGAACATATTTCATCAATATAATGATCTACCAATTCAGAAGTATCATTATCAGATAATTTTTTATTTGAAACTATATTTTCACTCATGTTTAAACTTTACATTTATTTTTTTTGATTTAAAAATCATCTTCTAATTTTGTTTCTTCCATTTCATTAATAATATCAACTCCAAAAATAAATGTACCTGACCATGTTTTTCCATTAGCATTATTGGGATATTTCATTTTAGTATTTTTCTTGATAACAATTGAATAATTTCCAAAAACACCTAGATAATAATCAGTTGACCATTTATGCCTTTCAAGATGGCATTCTCTACAATGTTCGTTAAACGCCTGAGTAAATAGTTTTTCACGGCAATAATGCTCTTCTCCAATAAGAACTTTTCCAGAACTTAGAAAATGTTCTAATGAATGCGTATTTTGTGCCATATCACGTTGGGTATCTCTAAAATATTTAGGCAAACTTGACCAAAAATCCTGTCCTCGATAACGATTAACTGCACTGAGATAGGCACTTGCCGATTTTTTTATAATATTTGGTAATTCTTTTAATAATTTTGCATCCATATCGGAATCTTTATTATTTACTTTTTTATGAAATTTAGCAACTACAAGCCTACGTGAAATAGATCCAGAATTATCTGTATAATTGGGAGGTTCATTACCAGCAAATAATCCTGGAATTTTCCATTCTATGTAATGTGAATCTTTAAATTTTACAGGAAGCTGCATATCACCCCCTTCAATTAAAAGTTGAAACTCAGATTGTTCAAGACCAAAATCATTTTTAATTTCTGGAGCTAAAAAAAGAAGTTTATCTTTTAAACTACTCAGGCCAAATTTCTTTTCAATATTATTTGAAAGAACACCAACATCGGCGGTTTCATAAAATTTTTTAACAATTTTAGTAATAGTTGATTTACCTGATCCTGCAACCCCTTCTAAAAAAAGAGCTACTTGCCAATTATCGAGTTCTCCCAAATTAAATAAAAGTCTTCCTAAAAAAACATATATCCAACGTGATACATCTTCGTCAAATTCTTGATAATCAAAAATGGATTGTAAAGTTAGTGTTGGGATATTATACCAATCATCTGTATCTTCATAATTATTAAATTCCATTTTAAAAAATTTTGATGCAACAATGTTAAGATCTAAACTTTTAGTAATATCTGCTCCATATTCATAAAAATGATCATAATGAGTTTTTGTTTCACGATCATATTCATTACAATTATATATACCATTTGTAAAAGCAAATACATGACGGTCTTTTATAAGATCACTGATTCTTGGATCATGACAATTTTCTAAAAATTCAGTAGAATTTCTGATGTTACTTGAATTACTTGTAAGATTATGAAATTGACGATAATCATTTCCAATTTCACATTTTTCATAAATATATCTTTCTATACTTTTTCGTTCTTTCCAGCAATGTGTAAAGTGAGATTCCCAAAAAATTTTTTCATAAAGACTACCATTGTAACGTTGTAGACCATCAAGGTAAATATTATCCAAAAGATAAAGTATTAAATTTTGTAAAGGTGTATTTGCTTCAATATTAGGTTCGATAAATCTAAGTAAACCTAAGTTGTCTTTTATATCAATATTATTGTCTGATTGACTATTTATTAAGACACAGCTCATTTTTAGTATTTTAGATAAATAATCAATACTTTCAAAAATTTTATGAAATGTAACTTCGGTGTCTTCAAATAATTCAGTTTTAGCAATTTCTTGCTGAAGATAAATTATGTTATGAAGACAACGTTTATAATTTATGTTTAACTCTTCATACTCGAAGTGTTCAGAAAGTCCAAAATTTTCAATTGCTTTATT